ACCAAAAGATAGAAGCGTTGGATGTGAAGATTGACAAACTCACATACGCCCTTAAAAAGTCCGATTCGTGTTTGGCGGCAACGATGACCGAAATCCGCATCATGCAAACAATGAAAAAACTATGAAAAACCTTTTAATCGTATTTAGTGCATTGTTTATTACTGGTTATGTGTTCACAATTGCCCACGCTAAACAAAGCCCACAGATTGACGAAATAGATGCGTTGCTTAACAAGGTATCAAAAAACATTCAAAGTGCGGGAGAAGTCACCAAAATGGCTCAAACGATGAATGCAAAGATGGTTGAATCAAAGGTTGCAGAAAAAGAAGCGTTGAAAGCAGATGTTGCCAAGGCACAAGCCAAGGCGGAAAAGTATGCAAAGACCATGATGTTCATGGGAGTTGATACGGCCATCGCCGACATGGACACAATTAGTATGAACAATATGCTAAAACTAAACGGATTGTAATGGCAAAGGCAACCAACACAACGACATTTCGTGTAAAGCCCAAGAAGAAGTTGGGCAGACATACGAAGCACATCAATAAACACAAATCAAAAAAGCCCAGTGTGGGACAAGGATAATGGACAGATTCAAAGCAAATGTAACGGGCATTGTAGCCATCCTAATTTTGGCATTGAGTTATGCCATTTTATTTTCAATTATCTTTTGGGATTTCCCAACGGATCAAAAGGACATTTATTTTACCATTGCGGGTGGTGTAACATCCATCGTGACTATGGTAGTATCATTCTATTTTGGCGCATCAAAGAAACAAGATGAAAATTAAACAAGTACCATTTAGGGCATACAATCGCGAAGCGGTTAAAAAGACCCAGGTGTATTTACACCACACTGCGGGAAACGGAAGCGGTGAACAAACCTTTGCATATTGGGAAAAGGTTGCCAACAAGGTTGCCACTTGTGTTGCCATCTCAACAGACGGCACAATCGTACAAGGGTTTGGAAGTGAGTATTGGGCATACCATTTAGGGTTAGGCACAAAACATTTCATGGGTCATGGTTGCCCTTACCTTCCGTTGGATAGAACATCCATTGGTATTGAGGTTTGCAACTGGGGACCAATCACCAAAAAAGGCACAAAGTTTTACAACTATGTGGGTGGTGAAATACCCGCAGACCAAGTGACGGAACTTCCAACGGCCTACAAGGGTTACAAGTTGTGGCACAAATACACAGACGAACAGATTCAATCCGTGAAGGACTTGTTGATCCTTTGGAATGAAAAGTACGGCATCGATTTAACCTACAATGAGGATATTTGGGTTGTAACCAAACGGGCATTGAAGAACGAATCAGGTGTATTCACCCACAATTCAGTTCGTGCGGACAAGGCAGATGTGTATCCATGCCCCCGTTTGATTGAAATGTTGAAGTCACTCACAAAGGAAAAGTAACCATTTACAAAAGAAGTGGGTTAATTCTCACTTTTTTTTAATCTTTTTATATTTGTAATTTGGAATTTACAATTAATACCCCCATCTTTGTTATATGAATATGACAAACGACATCAAAAACTTAAATTTAACCGAGTTAGAAACCACCATTTTAACTTCGTTCATTAGCCACCTTTATGCTGAAGAAGGATTTTCAGATGTTGAAGCAAGTGATTTAGCCAAATGGACAAAAACAGACATCAAGATTGTACGCGGTGGATTGGGTAGTTTAATTAAAAAAGGCATTGTTTCAATTTTTCAACAACAGGGTGAAACACAAAACCACTTTTACCAAATCATCTACCTAAACGAACAATACTATAATTTGCATCCAGTTTGGGGAAAATAAAAAACACGGGGGTGTAAAAGCCCCCACTTAAAACTATGAAAGCAATCATCAACATATACGAATGCGTTTATCGCACAGAAAGCGGAAAGGAATTGTATACCAAAACATGGTATGCACCAACATGGGAACACGCCTTTCGCATGGCTGAAATTTACCGAACAGTCACTTTACACGATGCGTTTGATTTTATATTAAAACGCATTTAATTTGGAATTGCAAATACTTTAACCTATTTTTGAAAAGACAAATAACATGGATATCATTTACTTAATCATCGGAACACCCATTGCATTTGCCATTGGTTATTCATGGCACTGCATCAAACGCAACAACAAGCGTTTTGAACAAATCGAAGAAGCAACCCCATACCAGTTTGAAAAGGATGAGTACATCCCCGAATTCAATGAGTTCACTCAAATGTTGGTTCAACGCAGAATGTATAAAGGCAAAGCAAAATGATAGAAACACTTTGGATAACGCAGAAGCAATTGGATAAGATGAAAGATTACATCATCCAATACAGAAAGCCATGGAGTGTGGATGCCAAACTCATGCACGATGACCACATGATACTGTGGGAAGTAACCATTGAAGGGCAAATGACATACTCCGAAGCATTTCACTTTGGTATGACAATAGAGGGAACTATATGACTTTATATTTTAGAACCCTTTTTGAATTGGATGCGGTTGAAACCATTTTACAACGCAGAACATACAAGAACATCAACATCATTGAAAAGCATTACCAAAACAACGGCACTTATTCCATAACCTTTGAAGGGCATGAGGATTGGCAGTTGTTCACACTCGGACAAGCACATCAAATTATCATCATAAATGACAACACACGAAGCACTAACACAAGTATTTAACAAAAGCAACAAAGAGTTGGCCGAGTTATTACACGCCAACTACGCAACAGTTACCACATGGAAATTCCAATTCAAACGAAACGGCCTTTCAATGGAAAAACAATTTGAGATTTTAACAAAACTAAACTACCAATTAAAAAACAAAATAGTATGGAACAACAAAAAAGAAGCGCAGTAACCAATGTAACTGCCAACGGAACTTACAATGGACAGTACGGCACATTGTACAAATTTGAAATCACCTTTGCCAATGGCGATTCGGGTGAGTATGCATCAAAAAGTGCGGATCAAACCAAATTCAAAGTGGGTGTGGAAACCGATTACACCATCACATCCAAAGAATTCAAAGACCGCATTTATTACAAGATTGCACCCGTTATGGCACAACCAGGTGCGCAACCATTCCAAGCGAAGGCAAAAGACCCCGAAACGGACAAACGCATTACCCGTATGAGTGTGTTAAAGGTTGCGGGTGATTTGGTTATCAATGGTGACATCAAGTTACACGAAATACTTGCCTACGCACAAGTGTTTGAAAAGTTCGTGGTGGATGGTCAAGACACCTTGGCACAATTGAAACCAGTTTCACACGATGATTTGCCGTTCTGATGAAAAAAATGATTGAAGATTTATCGGTAACGATGTTGGAAGTAGGGGTGGGGTATTACTGCCCCCTACAATTCCACATTGAATTGAAAGAATTGGCGGATACCATCAAGAACTTTCAAGACCAAGTAAAACCCCTTGCATTGACCGAAGCGGGCAAATGGCATGGGCAAGTGTACCACGGATACGAAATCACACGCAAAGCGGGTGGGGGTCGGTATAACTATGACCACATCCCACAAGTGATGGAATTACGGGCGGAGTTAAAGGAACGCGAAAAACTGCACCAACACGCCTACAAACAAATGAACCTTGGTATTTTCTTGAACGAACACACGGGGGAAGTTTACGAACCCGCCCAGTACCTTCAAAATGAGGACACTATAATGTTAAAAGCGGTAAAATGATAATTGAACTAACACAAAATCACAATGGGCAACACAAATCCGTTTGGATTAATTCATTGGATATATGTTTTATGGAAATCGTATACAGGCCAGATGAGGTTTACACCAAAATTTTTATCCGAAGTGGAAATGGAACATTTGGGGTGATGCAAACACCTGATGAAATTATGGAACTAATAAAAAACGCATGAAACAAGCCATTAGAACGATTTTAATTGTGTGGGTGGTGTATGTGTGCATTTCATTCATTTTAGGCGATTACAACGCGTTAAAATGGACACAAGACCAAAGATTGGCAATGGTAATGATTTCCATGTTAGTTTATGGAATTACTTATTACATCGAAAAAGAAGAAAACATCTACAAATGAGAAACATCATCATTGTATTTTTAACCATCATTAGCGGTTTGACTTATGGATGGTGCATTGTAAAGTATCCACAGACCGCACAAATCATTGCGGGTGGTATTGGATTCGGATTTCTATTTTTAGCGATGGTGGCCTTGTATGAAACAAAAAATGGGGGGCATCGGCATCCCCCCACTAATCCCATGAAATGACAAATAACAAGAACGGATTGTTGCAAAGATAGTTCTTTTTTGTATATTTGTGGTGTTAACAGGATGTAGGCTATCCACAATGTTAAAAGATATTTACCCCTTTGGGATGGTTGCAAGCCTACTGCGCCAGCCCATTGGGGTTTTTTATTTTATGAAAACCATATACACAACACAAACACGAGTAGAAGGAAAACACTGCATTATTGAAGTTTACAGAGACCACGAATGGTGGCACACCTACGATTTTCATTTAGACCTATTGTTTTACGATAGTTTTGGAAACAACATTTACAACCAACTTGGATACAAGTGGTGGGGTACAACGGAAAACATTGCGGAAATTCACAACGCAATCATGAAACACCTTTTATCCAAATGAGATGTCAAAAGATCCTGCATTCCTATTTTATTCAAGTGACTTTTTAACTGGCACGATGTTCATGGACA